CAGGCTGGGTGCAGTTATCTCGAAACCCTTTATTGAAGCCGCTAAGGCTGCCGCCTGGCTGGAGGGCAAGGCCCGAGGGCTAAGCGACAAGGAAATCATGGCGCGGCAAGCCGATATTGCCGCCGAATTTGCCGACAAAATCGGCACCAACGACAAGATCAGCCTGCGCAGCATCAATGTCTCGCCGCTGGCCAAGCAGATGCAGCAGGAGGCGGAGAAGCGCTACGCCGGGGCGATTCCAGAAGAGAAGCAGCTGGCCAAGACCAGAGAGCTGGCCGACATCAAGGAGAAGATCTACAACAACGAGATCACCGCCCTCAACCAGGGGCTGGCCCTGCTGCAGGCCCAGCGGGCCGTGCAGGAAAAGCTGTTTGGCTTGGCCGATGCTCGGCGCGGGCTGGAAACGCAACGGGCTCAGTTTCAGGTGTCGGTGGCGGCATCCCCCGAAGCCCGAGCCCAGGCCGAAGACCGCCGCAATCAACTGGCCAACACCCAGGAGCAGCAACGGATTCGTGAGCGGGTCACCGCCTTGCAGTCGGAGAAGGCAATCCAGCAGCAGCAGCTGGAGATCAGCATCCGCCAGGCGGCCATCCAGCAGCAACAGCTGACCATCCAGCGGGCCGAAATCGACGTGCAGCGGCTCAAAACCCGGCTGGCGATGGAGGAGTTCTATCAAAAAGCCCAAAACGCTGCTCCCAACTCTGCTGAGCAGAAGTCTTTGCTTGCCAACTACCAAGTACAGAAGGACATTCTCAACATCTATCGCCAGCAGCTGGAAGCGGCCGATCGCGCCGTGGCCCTATCCGCCGAAGGCGCCACCAACCTGCGCCGCACCGGCGCCCTGCAGCAGCAAAGCCTCGACATCCAGCAGCGGGCCCTGGGCGTCCAGGTCGAAGCGGCCAACCTCTCGTTGGCCCAGCAGCGGGTGTTGACCCGGCTGAACGAACAGGAGCAGGCGATCAAAAACAATCTTGCCGAACGCACCCAGGTGGAAACACGGTTGCAAAACGGCCGCCAGCAGGAGATCGCCATTCTCGAGCGCCAGCGCAATGCCCAGGAGAAGCTGCAGGCGATCGAAAAAAGCCGTACCGACCTGACCAAGGCCCGCCTCGATGCCAATGCGCAGGATGCCGAGCGCATGCTGTCGCTGGCCCGGGCCCAGGCCGATGCCCGCAACAACCCCACATCGGTGTCGGCGGTCATCGGCGCCCAGATCGAGGCCCTGGCCCTCGGCCGCACCGGTTTGGTGAGCGAGGCCGATGCTGTCCGGGAGCTCTACGACGCCAAGGCCCGGCAGCTCAACCTGGAGCAATCGGTTGCCCGCCAGCAGCTGGAGTTCCAACAGAAGCGGGAGGCCTCCGAGCAGCGGATCGCCCTGCTGCGCCTCCAGGTGGAGCGCACCAGCCAGAACATCGCCATTTTGAACCTGGAAGCAGCCAAGGAACAGCTGAAAAACCAGGCCCAACGCGACACCCTTAGTGGCGCCACCGGGGCCGCGGCGCCTCCAGTGGTTGCTATGAGCAGCGGGCGGGGCGCCAACATCCTTCCGGGCACCAAGGGAGGGCCAAACTGGAACGAAGGCCCCGGATACGGCCGCGGCAGACTTCATGCAGGGCAAGACCTGGGCACAGACCCCAATGACCCGGTCGCGGCTCGACTAAGCGGCGTCATTGAAAAGGCGTATGCCACCGGCTTTGGCAAAGCTGGCGGGGCAATTGTTATCAGATATAACGACGGATCGCAGGGAACTTATGGGCACACCGTTCCTAAAGTTCGAGCAGGGCAAAGGGTATCTGCAGGTGAGATTATAGGGGCCATCTTCAATGATGGCAATAATAGTCACTTGCATTACGAATTAAGAGACGCTGCAGGGCGGTTAAATATGAATCCTGGAGCAGCGATAAGGGCAAGCGCCAAAAATCAAGTCTCCACTGTCCCTGCTCGCACCACCGGCACGGCCCCTGCCGGCCCGATGCTGGCCGCCCAACCCCTCGAAAAGCCGCTGAACAGCCTGGGCAACAGCCTCCAGGCCAACACCGACAGCATGGAGCAGACGCGCCAGTTGCTGGCCAACATCGACACCGCGATCAAAGACCTGCAGGAGGAATTGGGAGGGACCAGAACCCGCAATGAATTCGACACCGAAGCCCTGAGAATCAACCAGGCGGAGCAGAGCAGGGCCATGGAGGTGGAGCGGATAAGCGCCCAGCTCAAGGCTGAAATTCTTAACTCCCCCCGCGGCCGACTGGCTGCCGGCCTGACGGAGGACACCGTGGGCGGGTTGGGCGGCGGCGTCCGCCAGGCGCTTTCCACGGCAATGCAGGGCGGCGACATCCGGGGGGCGATCGCCCAGGCCCTGGCCGGCACCGCCGATCGCCTGGCCCAGACAACCCTCAATTCCATCCTCGCCCCCCTCGAACAGCTGCTCACCGGCAACCTGTTCCAGGCCCTCAGCGGCTTCAGCGGGGCAGCGGGGCAGCAGATGACCGCAGCCCAGCTGATGCTGCGGGCGGGTCAGCTGATGGCCCAAAGCGGCGTGGGCAGTGGCTTTACACCAGGTGGCGGTGGCGGGCTGGGGTTGATCGGCGACCTCTTCGGCGGCCTGGGCCCGGGTGCGGGGCTGGTGGGCGCCGGCATCAAGGGCCTAGGCAGCGCCTTCAATGTCACCGACTTCCCGATGGCCCAGTTTGCCGCCGGTGGGGTCTCCCATGGCCCCAAAAGCGGGTACGCGGCCATGTTGCATGGCACCGAGGCCATTGTTCCCCTGCCGAACGGCCGTAGCCTGCCGGTGCAGCTGCAGGGAGGAGCGGCCGGCGGCGGCTGGGGCGGCGGATCGATCACCATCCCGATCAGCGTCGACGCCACGGGCACGGCCGTCGCCGGCAACAACGAGAAGGGTTCGAGGTTGGGCGAAATGGTCGGACAGGCGGTGAAAGAGGTGCTGATCCGCGAGAAGCGCCCCGGCGGCATTCTCTACAACTGATGCCCTTCACCCTGCCAGCCAGCCCCCGGCCGATCTACCCGGCAAGCGAAACCACCAAGCCGGAGCTGCGGGGCAGCCAATTTGGCGACGGGCCAGAAGACCGCAAGGCCCTGGGCCTCAACCAGTTCCCCGTTACCCTGCCGCTGCAGTGGGCGCCGCTGCCAATGGACAAGGCCCAGATCCTCACCAGCTTTTTTGAGGCGCGCCTGCGCAACAACCAGGCTTTTCTCTGGACGCCACCGGACCGCCCCCAAGCGCGTTGGCGCTGCCCGCAATGGTCGCTGGATGGAGTTGGCCGCGGCTTGTATGCGCTCCGGGCCGTCTTTGTGCAGTCGGTTGGGATCCGATGACCTACGACACCTTCCCGGCGGTGCCGTTGAAAAGCGAGCTGAGCAAAGAGGTGCGCAGCCTCGCCACCAAACAGCCCTTGGGGGACGGCTACAGCTACATCACCCAGTTCGGCCTGCATCCGCTGGAGGAGACCTGGCGGGTGCGGATGCTGATCAAGCTCAGTGAAGCGGCCACGGTTCGGTCCTTCCTGGAGGCCCGGGCAACCGATGGGAAACCATTCCTCTGGACGCCACCAGACTATGCGGAGGGCAGCACGCCCATGTGGAAAGTCGAAGAATGGCCAATCGCCAGGGAATTTCAGTCCAGGGTAAAAATTGATCTGCTGCTGCGTCGGATATGGGGGAAAATGGCACCACCTGGGATCAGGATTGGTGGGGTTCCGCATTATTGCCGGGGTCAACCCAATCTTGAGGCTGGCGTTTGGGTCCGTTGGGTTGGGGTCCAGTGGTTTGAACGCGAATACGCGGGGATAGGAGGTGGGTCCGGTCCGTGGGACCCGGTAACAATCAATGTGAACACTGGGTGGGAACCTTTGCGCACAGCAAGCGGTGAGTTGATAACTTATGGCATTGGCGGTATGCAACGAGACAAGACAAACACATTTGGCTTTACAATCAGTGCCTCGCGCTACCTGGGCGCGTGGTTCTCCAACATAGATATATATTTCGAATCTTGGGGTCAGGGTGGTGGCAGTAGTGGTAGTGCAGATGCTTTTTTTCTGTGGAGTGAGCATCCAACAGAGGGGCTCCAATCAGATTATACAAACATTGGATTTAGCTTTGGCCGTAGCTCTCCTGACACTACAAATTTCGCCACATCCAGGGGACGCTGGGAGTTTGCCAACGCCGCCTATGAAGTGATATTTACCTGGGATGGATATTCCAAGCTGCGTCCAGGTGCCGTAATCTAAATCATGATGGATTCAACACTTAGGGCTGAACTCGCGTCGATGGAACCTGGTTCCATCATCGAATTGTTTGAAATCGAAACCAACTGCCGAATCCACGGCGTTGATCAAACCTTTAGGTTTTCAAACACCTATAGCGCTTCCAGCACAGTGATACCAGTGATTTGGGCTGGTAATTCCTATTGGCCAATCACAATTGAAGCCGACGGCTTTGCTTATGACGGCAAAGGGGTGCTGCCTACACCCACATTGCGGCTGGGCAATGTCAATGGTGAAATCTCCGCAATCCTCAATGAGGTCAATGCCTTCACCCCAGGCAACGACCTGGGCATGGCCAAGTTCACCAGAATCAGGACCCTGGCCAGGTTTCTTGATGCCGCTAATTTTGATGATGGGGTGAATCCTTACGGCACACCCAATCCGGCAGCGACATTCCCGCCAGAGATTTATTACTTTGACAAGAAGGAGCTTGAATGCCGCGATGTGGTGGAATTTAAACTGGAATCAGCCTTTAGCTTGGTGGGTGAACGGGGCCCCAGGCGGCAATGCCTCAAGCAATGCACCTTTGTATTGGGAGGCGATGGCTGCGGCTACAACGGCCCTAACTTTTTTGACGAAAACAACAATCCAGTCGCATCAGCCGAATTGAGCGTCTGCAGCCAGACGCTTACTGGTTGTCGATTACGCCATGGCGAAGGCGCTGAACTTCCATACGGTGGTTATCCAGGTATTGGCAATTACAATGCCTGATCGCCAGCAATGAACAGCCAGACCCGTGGTGCAGCGCTGCTTGCCGCAGTGGCCGAGGCCCCCCGCGAAAGCTGCGGCCTGGTGGTGGTGGTGGGCGGCAAGGAGCGCTACTGGCCCTGCCGCAACATCAACCCGATTCAGACCGATTTCAGCATTGATCCAGCCGACTACCTGGCCGCCGCCCGGGCCGGAACAATCGTGGCGGTGATCCATTCCCATCCCGACGGCTTCCCACATCCATCTGATGCCGATCGCGCCGGCTGCGAGAAGTGGGGGATCCCCTGGCACATCGTCTCCCCGCACCTGGGTGACGGCCAGGGCCAGTGGTTCAGCTTCGAGCCCAGTGGCTGGAAGCCGCCGTTGATCGGCAGGCAATGGTCGTGGGGGGTTCACGACTGCTGGGCGCTAGTACGGGACTGGTACGCCGAGCAAAACCTGCCCCTGCCGGACTTCGAGCGGCCCGCTGACCCAGAAGAGTTCCTGCGCCAGCCCCTGTTCGAGAGCCTCTACGCCGAGGCCGGCTTCTTTGCGGTGCCCCGGGAGCAGATCCGGGCCGGCGATGCCGTTCTGCAAAGCCGTTTCGTGCCCGGGCTCAACCATGTGGGCGTCATCCTGCCCGATGGCCGCCTGCTCCATCACGTAGAGGGCCGCCTGTCGAGCTCCGACATCTACGGCGACGGCCACCAGCGCAGCACCGGCCGGGTGTTGCGACCGCTTGCCTGGAAGGACAAGAGCCCCTGGACTTAGGGGCCCTTAGGCGCTCGCCGCCGGCCCCCCCCGTGGCGGTATCAAATCCAGTGCTCCGGGATTTCCGGACAACTCGAGCGGACTGGGCTGATAGCTGGCAGCTAGCTCCCAGAATTTGGCTGCCAGCTCCCGGAATTTGGCCAAAAATCGGCAACCCTGACTTGGATTTCACTGGGCGCCCCTCGCCGCCCCCCGAGCGTTTGCCGTTCCCCGGGCGTTATCAAATCGAACTATCCGGTATTTCCGGACAGTTCAGAGGCGCTCGAACAGCCAGCTGGGCCGCCCTGGGGGGAGGGTGCTGCCGAGATCACCGCAGCCGATTTTGCCCTGGCCGATCAGCTGCCAGCCATCGCGGCTGGCGCCGATGCCGTGGTGGCGCGACCAATCGTTGATGCGGTGGGTGGTGATGCCCAGGATCCGGGCCAGCTCCGGGCCCGCAATCTGCTCACCTCGCCGGAACCGCCGAACCTGATCAGGCTCGATCGGCCGCAGGTGCCGGCAGACCATCGTTTCGGGTGGCTGGGCCGCCTGCCAGGGATCGGGCTCCGGCAACGGCGCCGGAGCGGCGACGGAATCAGATCGGCGACGGCGCCGGACCGGCAAATCCGCTGGGGTTGGGGTGGCCTGGGTGGCCGGCAGGGCCGCCACCGAACCAGTCGCCGAAAAATCCCCGGCAACTGGCAAGGCGGGCTTACAGGTTGCAGGGAGCACCAGCTGGGCATAGCGCTGCACCAACCAGCCCATGAAATGTGTGGCCAGGGGCCGGGCATAGCGCAGCGAGCGCGGCACCTCATGCGCCGCTCGGCCCTCGATGGCAGCTTCCACCTCCTTGGCATAGGCCGCAACGATCTCGTTCCAGTCCGCAGGGGCGGTCACCGCCGAGAACCCAAAAGCTGTGGCGGCTCCCCCCAGGGGGGTGGCTCCCGTGCCGGCCGCGGCGGCTCTGGCCCCTTGGGTCTGGGCCCCCTGGGCACCGGCATGCTGGGCCGCGGCGCCCTGGGCCTGCACCTGCAGCACCTCCAGAAACCAGCCATCCATCCAGACGGCAAAGGCGGGACTGATCCACCGGGCCAAATCCACGGCCAACCTGGGGTGGATCCAGGTGCCACGTAGGTGGTTTAGGCCTGTTGCAATCACCTGAATCAGGTCACCGCATTTTTGCGGCGACCCCAAATTTGCACCCAATGCAGCGAGGTAAGCCTGTGTGCGTTCAGATCTGAAATATGTGAACCATTCGCGGCCACCAGCCCGACACATGGCCGTGGCATTGACAAAGCCGTCAGCGGGCCGGCGCTGAATCTCCACACCGTTCCAGATGCGGCAATCCATCCCCATGGGGGAAGAAAAGCAATTCATGGGTTGCTCCCGCTCGAAACGGGGCTATCTGTAAAACTTGATGTCGCCACCAAGCCACCAGACATTACTGCATCCGTATGGAAATGGCATTAGGTGGAGGCTGGGCCTCCGATACCGGTGCCCAGGCCTGATGCCCAAGCTGAGCAGCGACAGACGGCACTGCTCCCGACGCCCAGCCTTGCGGTTAAGGCCGACCCAACCCCCAAAACGAGCGTACACGGTTCAGGATGAAAGGTTGGGAAAGAAAGGGGGGGCTGGAGAGGCCCCACAGCCACGGGGCTGGAGGGGGTTCCAGAGGCATGGCTCTGGAGGGGCTCCAGAGGCACGGGGCTGGTTAGTTGATGCCCAAAGCCTTTGCTCTCAGCTTTTCGGCCTCTGCATCCGAAATCAAAGCATCGTCTTTCATCTTTTGAATTCTTTCCAGTTGAACCTGAACAGCATCCAGTGAAGGCCCCGCGGCCAGCCTGTTCGATCCGTCTTCCGATGCGGCTTTCCGCAGTTGCTCAAGCTGCTCTTTGCTCGCGACGGGAATTGCAATCCCCATAAGGATGTAAATAGGAATCCCAATCACGAAGAAAATAGAGCCAAAAGCAAACAGCAGACGGTAGGCCACAGCAGAGCCTCTGCCACTGACCTCTAACCCTTGGCATACCCCCGCAAGAATCGCCCCTTCTTTAACGCGATACAGCTTTGATTCAGACATGGAAACAAGACGACTTCTTTGACATTAGCCGCGCATGACTACCCTGGCAACAAAAAGTACCTGGTTCCAGCAAGGCCGCGGCGGCAACTTGGACCATTTGCGTGCGGCCACGAAAATGGTGCTGACCAGACCGCTCGCGCCAACCCCTGCCGTGCCACTGGAGTGGCCTCCGTAGCCTGGGACTATTCAGTGGTCGGTGGCATTGGAGCGAACCTTGAGGCTGTACGGGCCCCTGGCCGAGCGGACCGGCTACACGGTTTTGAGCGCCAATATCGCTTCGATTGGCGAAGCCGTGCGGTTCCTGGTCGCCAATTGGCCCGATCTGGAGGCCCTCATCGCCGGATACGACTGGCTGCTGTCGGAGGGCAGCTACAACCTCGGCGCCGATGAGATTCACTACCCCCTCGGCAGCGAGGACATCCACCTGGTGCCGATCGTGAGTGGTTCAGGATCGGCCGGCGCCAAGATTGTGGGTGGCATTCTGCTGGTGGCCGCATCGTTTGCGGTGCCGGGCATTGGCCTGGCGGCCTTGGGGCCCACCCTGTTTGGCGCCGGCATGAGCCTGGCCCTAGGCGGTGCCGCCCAGCTGCTGACACCCTCAACGCCCACTCCAGATCGCAACCGTGACCCCAAAGAAACCAACTCCTACTCGGTATCAGGGGTGCAGTTGACCTCAAGGGAGGGCACGCCCGTCAACATCCCAAGGGGCCGCATCGTCATGGGCGCCATCGTCATCTCAGCCGGCATCAGCACAAGTGAGTTGCCTGAGGCGGGCGCCAACAAGCGATCCATGACCCTGGTCGAAGCGATCCAGGCGACGGGCAAGCGATGAGGTTGATCCCCGTAGACAGCCTGGCCCAGCTGCCGCCATGGCCAGTGATCCGGGGGGCTGGCATCGGTGGCCAAAAGCAGGCCAAGGCCAGCCGGGGGGCCGCCACCGCGCCGGACACCCTCAACTCCACCCAGTACGCCCGGCTGCTGCTGCTGCTCGGCGAGGGAGAACAAGAGGGCTGGCCGTCGGCCAGGGGCTATACGCGGGGCAGCAAGGCCTATGAAACCGCTCTGCTGAAAGATATTTATATCAACAAAACGCCAATTCTTGAGGCATCGGCAGATCCAAATAATCCAAAAACCACTGATTTTAACTTTTTAGGCGTTGTTGTTGATCATCGCTATGGGACTGTTGACCAGTCTGCAATCAAAGGTTCCAATGCAACCGAATCCCAGCGAGGGGTTGGGCTGCCGGTAACAGCAGCGACGCCGCTAACACGAACGATTACAGATACTGCCGTTAATGCACTAAAAATTACCCTTAGCTGGCAAGCATTACAGCAGTATTACGATCCCAAGAATAAGGTATCAAAATCGTTGACTTCCAGCATCTTGAAAGGTGGCGTCAAGTCACCGCAGGAGGGCGATGTCATTGCGGTGGAGGTCAAATATCAGATCCAAGTGGCAACTGCAGGTGGCAGCTTCAAAACCGTGGTTGACACATCTGTGAAAGGCCGTTCTGGCGATCTGTTTCAACGCAGCCATGAAATCGAGATCTATGGCCCCTTCCCCGTAAGCGTGCGAGTGGTGCGAATCACCCCAGATTCAAACAACTCCAAAGTCAATGACACAATGGTTTGGAGTGACTATACAGAATTAATCTATGCAAAGCTTAGATACCCATATTCGGCGTTGTTGGCGTTGCAACTAGACGCCAAGTATTTCAGTTCCTGGCCGCAAGTATCCGTAGACCGGTTAGGTGTCAAAATTCCGATTCCTGACAATGCAACCGTCGAGCAAACCACCGGCCGGTTGATTTACTCCGGCATTTGGACGGGCAACTTTGCCGAAGCTCAATGGACGACCGATCCTGCCTGGCATTTTTACGACCAGGTCACCCATCCACGCTATGGGTTCGGCCATCGCTGCCCGCCTGAAACCGTCGATAAGTTTGCTCTGTATTCAATATCTAAATACTGCGCAGAACTTGTGTCTGATGGCAGGGGCGGTTTTGAGCCGCGTTTTGCCTGTTCAATCAACATCCAGAGCAGCGAAGACGCATACAAACTGATCAATCAGAT